GGCTCATTTTTTGCGGACAAATGCACGAACCGCCTAAAAACAACTTAGGCTGTAATGTCTGAAAAACAGTCCATTACAGCCTAAATCAATGATTATCTTATACTATTTATGCTTCCTCTATTGCAGCCTGCGCGGCTCTTTTTGGAGCCTCAAAATAAGCGAGTTTGCGGTTTTCTCTAATCAATGTCTAACTCATCCGTTTTTCTCCGTCAGGTCGTAATACAACTGAACTGCTGCATCAGTAGAAAATGCCTCTGCCCATGTCTTGAAGTCGTATTCCAATCCGCTAACCTCATCGAGGTATGGACTTTCCCAAAGAGTTTCCAATGAAGCGTAGGCTTCTGCTGGGTCTTTGCCGTATGTGTCCACCACTTCCGTTCCATATTGCTCAACGAGTATCTTTGCCCAGTCACTTTGCTCACAGCCGGGATTGAGACGCAACACTTCGAACGCTGCGGCTTTCAGTTCCTCCAGCGTATCATCCTGCTCGTTTGCCTCTGTTACGGCTTTCATCAGCATGGACAACTTGCGAAATGCTATATCTTCTTTACTCATTTCTAATAATCAAGTTAATGTAAGCAGCAATAATGCCAAGCCAAAAGAATAACGTCGCAATCCAATTATCCCTTGTAGTTAGCCATATTAACAATGCTCCTAATATGCAATTTGCAAATACCACATATCTAACCTCATCTACACTTTCCAATTTGCCATTGTTTACAAATACCCCAAATATCAGTGCCAATATGAACATGGGAATTGATGCGAGGTAAACGTCTTGATATGTTAGTATTTTACCTAATCCGTCTATCTTTATCAGTGTCTCATCTTCATGTTCTTCTCCATCCCTGTCAACGTATGAATACTCTTCTTGCTCTGCATATCCAAATCGTTTTAATGGCTCAATATTGTTTTTTTCAATAAAAGCAACGCCTACAACATAAAAAACAACAGGAAGAAATAATTTGAACCATGTCGAGTTAAGGAACTTTTTCATTTCTCCATCAGCACTTTAATAAGTCTCTCCTTTTCCTCCAACAGTTTCTCCAACATAGTAACACGCTCTTGCAGCACGGCTGTATTAGCATCCATCGTTACATTACCAGCAACATTATTGTTACCGGCTACTGCTATGCCATTACCCGATGCTACTGCATTTTGGTGTTCACGTTCTTCCTTAAAAAAATAACTGATAGGCATATTTGTCACTGACGCAATTCTCTCAATGGTTGATGTGCGAACATCTTTTGCAGTAAGAATTGCGCTAATCGTCTGAGGGGTGACCCCCATCTGCTCGGCAAGTTTTCGTTGTGAAATGCCGAGTGCATCAATCAATTCTTTTAAGTTTTTACCAGTCATATAAGACTATTGTTTTATTAAAAAACCTTAAATTTTCAAAGAAATAAGCCTATTGTCTTGCTTGTATCAGACAAATGTCTTATCTTTGCATCGTGTTTAAGCCTCGTTGCTGTGCAACTGGCTTGTTTTCAAACTGCAAAGGTAATCATTTTTAATTAAATAAACGAAAGAAAATGGCAAAATCTGAATTTCGCGTCGTTCGAGAAACGCAAGTTAACACTCCCGAAAGCCTTTTGACGGTTGAAAAGGGAGAAACGGTAAGAGTATCGTGCAAGGACTTTTCGCCTTATAGCACGGTCAAGAGTGCAGCCACACGCCTTAACCAGCGTGCTGGCTGTGTTGAGTTTGAGATAACCACACCCGACAATGGTGCAACTATCATCATCAAAAGAAACTAATCATGAAAGAATTGTTCACTCCATTCAGAAACTGGCGCGTTATCGTGCTTGCAGTGCTTGTGATGGTCGCTGCCGTGTTCATTCTCGGCGACTGCGACGACATGGGTTATCTACTGTTTACAAAGGGTGTTGGCTTCGGTCTCGCCTACATCATCTATCGTCTTGGCAAGTATTGGGATGCCAAGGGCAAAATCAATGAGTTAACAGCACTCGCAGAAGAAGAATAACCATGAGTACCTATATCCAGTTTCCCGACAAGGTGGTGTCATACGACACGTTCATGGACGACCTTTCATCGCGCATAGTTCGCAAGATGCAGCGTGCGGAGGCAGACCCTAAGACGGTCAGCCAACGAAAGGCTTACTCCATCTTCGGACGTGCCAATGTTGACCGCTGGCGCAAGGAGGGACGCATACATCCTTGCAAGCGTCCGGGCAAAGTGGAGTATTGCATGGCAGACTTACGACTTCTTCAGCAGACGCAACAAGATTACTTCAAACGCTAACGAATATGGATTACGCAATTTACAAAACTACCGACGGCAAGCACCCTCGCGTTATTCACCGCTTCACACAGGAGGCTTGCAACCACAAGGCAAAGGCTGCTGCGCGTGAAAAACTAAATGATATGTGGCTCCGCGTCCTCCAGCGTCCGATGCTCCATCACAACCCCAAAGGTACAAAGGACGATTTCCAGTACGACTACATGACGAGCGTCAACACTTCCGAGTGCATCCGCTTCTACATAGACAAATTATAAGTTAAACCATTTAATAGTATCAATCATGAGTCAAATCACTCTCACCGTCGAGCAGCTTAACGAAATGCAGCCCCTCGACATCGTAACGTCGCCTATCGTTCGCGACAAGTTCATCAACATCTATGATACCCTTTGGGGTAATGGCACAGGCGAAGCAGCCTACGAGCGCGAAAGCAACTACTTCAACAAGTTGCTGCGCGATACACCCGACCTGCAAAAAGGCACTCACTTCTCTTTGTTTACAGCGTTTATCGACCTCGCAGTGTGTGGTCTATCGCTTGAACAAGGTACACGCGCCTTGTGCTACCTTATCGGACGCAACCAAAAGACAACTCCGAAACTCGACCAGCAAGGCAGACCTTTGAAAGACCAAAAGGGCTACATCATCTACAACTGGGAGGGTCGCGTTGTTCTCACTATCTCTGCTTACGGCGAACTGGTGCTGCGCGAACGTGCTGGACAGATACGTCATGCCGACAACCCGGTACTGGTGTATGCCAACGACGAGTTTTCTTTCTCTGATAAGAATGGACGTAAGGAAGTGGAATATGTTTGCCACCTGCCTCACACTGGTCAGCGTATCGTGGCTTGCTACCTCCGTATCACTCGCGCTGATGGGAGCATCGACTACTCTGTCATGACAGAAGAAGACTGGGTGCGCCTCGCTCAGTACAGCGCACGTCAGAACAAGAATGGCGGTGCCAATGCTCTCTATGGAGTTGACCAGCAAGGTGTGGTCAACATTGACAGTGGTTTCCTCATGGCGAAGTGTATCAAACACGCTTTCAAGACTTATCCAAAAGTCCGTATTGGACGTGGTACTGAGTTGCAGAGCCAGCAGGTTGAGGAGAAAGAAATTGAAATCAACGACGATTTGTATGGTGTTAACACCGAGACTGGCGAGGTCATGCAGCCAGAGCCACAGCCGTTCGGACCTCCTGCCAACGACGTTTCTGCAGGTGTAACCGTAGATGCCGGTGATGATGATGGCTTCTAACGAGAGAAAAGAAAGCGCGTGCAAAGGATGTCCGCAAGCCTATCGCGCAATCAACGGTCTCTTTTGCTCACGCTTACACAGATATGTAGAGTATTGCTTGGTTCAACCTTGCACAAACATTATTCAATCCACAAAACAGGTATCATCATGACAACAGAAATAACAATTTTTGAACCGCAGAATGTAGGCACGATTGCAAAAGTCGCGCCACAGGCTTTCAAAGAGAACAGCGTTTCGCACGACCGCTGCCTCCAGTTCGGACAGGAACTGCTCAACCGCGTAAATACCGAGGGTATGTCCGACGAACTCGACCAAGAGATTGCAACATTCATTGAACGTGCGAAGAAGACATTGAAGAAGATGAACGGCAAACGCTCTGCCGTTACCCAACTCTTTGACAACATCCGTTCGGTCTATACAAAACTGGAAAACGAGGTTGACCCTGCAAAGAAAGGAACGGTTGCAGCACAGTTGCAGGAACACCGAAACAAATACGCTGCCAAGAAACGTGAGGAATACGAGGCAGAGCAGCGCAGAAAGCAGTTGGAACAGGCTAAGGTGATGGCAAAGAACAAGTATGCTACCGATGTCGAAGACGACCTCCTGCGCCAGTTCAATGCGCTTGTTGCTTCTACGTGTAACCGTCTTATCGAACTTGACAAGTCTCTGACACTTGAAAACTATGCCATCGTTTACGATGGAGTGAAAAACACCAGCGACCAACTTTCACAGGACTGGTTCAATGCGCTTCGTCCCGAAGTGCTGATGCCCTCAGTTCTCTCGCCCGAAGACGCGCGTGCCATCGCTGCCGAAGTGAAGCAGAAGATACAGCAGCGTTTCAAGGAACAATTCACTTTTGAGATTTCTACCAACCGCGACGACATTCTTGACCGTCTGCCATCCAAGCGCAAGGAATTGGAGCGCATTGCCAAAGCCAACAAGGAGGAGGCAGAGCGTATCAAGAAACAGATGGAGGAGCGCGAGCGCAAGGAAGCCGAACAGCGAGAGAAAGAACGTGTCGAACGTGAGGCAAAGGAGAAAGCTGCTGCCGAACTCGCTGCACAGAAGCAGGAAATGGACGGTCTCTTTGGTGCCGCTGAAATACAGGTCAACCAGTATCAGCCGAAAACATCAGTCAAAAAACGCCTCAACGTACTAAACTCTGAGGGCTTCATGCAGGTAGTTGGTATGTGGTGGGCGCAACACGGCTGCACACTCTCTGTTGCTGAACTTGAAAAGATTTTCTCAAAGCAACTGACATACTGCAACAAACTGGCTAACGACAAAGAGCACCCAATCTTTATCCAGTCTGAACATATTGAATACGTGGACGATGTAAAAGCAAAGTAACTATGTACGAAAGCGGATATTACCCAGCAGGTGCGGAGCATGACCCAAACGCTCCGTGGAACCAGTCAGACCCCGAACCAGTATCGCAGGACATCGAGTATTCTTGCACCATGCGTCGCACTGCAACCGTCGAGACTACCAACTATGTGCCTGGTACATGGGAAAAAGACGAGGACGGCTTTGGCTATCGTGACGGTGATGATTTCTCCGATACCGATTGGCTGTCCGACTTCAAAGATACCTATCGTACACCGAAAGAACTCATTGACCTGCTCAAAGAAACAGCCAAAGAACTTGCCAATGGCAAGATGCCTAACAAGCCAAAATCGTTTTGGAAAGACGTAATGGCTGACTGCGAAAACTGGAGTATTGACGATGAAGAAACAGAAATGCTTTGATTATGATGAATATCCAAGATATAAACTACTACGAGCGAAGTGAGGTCAGCAACTCTGACCTCACCGAACTCAAAAACCTGCTCCATCCGCGTCCGCAGTTTGGCGATAAGGAAGCAGCGTTCCGCTTCGGCTCTCTTGTCGATGCCATCATCACAGAACCCGACCGCGTGAACTACTACCAGTTCACCGTTGACGATGTTCAGTACACGGAAGACGAGTTCCGGCACGCACAAGAAATGTACCGTTCGCTTCGTCGGGAGGCTCGCAATGATGCTTTTCTTGCAAAGGTGCTGGAGATTGCGGACACGCAACGCTGTATGGTAAATAAGCAACAGCAGTTTGAGTATGGTGGGTTTGTTTTCACTCTCGACACTCGCTGCAAGTGGGATTGGTTTCTTGACCTTTTCGGCTTCGGTGGCGACCTCAAAACGACTTTCGCTTCTACTCAGAAAGAATTTGACGAGGCTGTGGACTTCTTCGACTGGGACAGAAGCCGTGCATGGTACATGGATATTGCGCACTCCGACCGTGATTTCATATACGGCATCAGCAAAAAGAACTGCTGCGTGTTTAAGAAGTTCATCAACCGTGATGATGCAATCTACAAGCGCGGACGTGAGAAATATGAAGAACTGGCATTCCAGTATTGGTGCTTAAACTTATAGTCAGATGGAACTGAAACACAATCTTAAAATAGAACCATACCCATACCAGCGTGAGGGTATTTGTTTCGGTCTCGACAAACGGAGGCTACTCATCGGTGATGAACCGGGACTTGGTAAGACACTCCAGTCCATCGGCATTGTCGATACGGCTAACGCCTACCCTGCACTTGTTATCTGTCCGTCCTCTCTTAAAATCAACTGGCAGCGTGAGTTTGAGAAGTTCACCAACAAGAAAGCACTTGTACTTGACAACGCTACACGCACGGCATGGCCGTACTTCCTGCAAATGGGTATGTTCCATGTTGCCATTGTCAATTATGAGAGCCTACGCAAGTATTTCGTTTGGGACATCAATTCTTCAGACCGTCGTTCTTTCCGTCTCAAAGATGTTGTATTCAATGATGCCATCAAGGTTTTTCGCTCGGTTATCATTGACGAAAGCCACCGTGTCAAAGACCCAAGCGCACAGCAGACAATCTTCACACGGGGCATTGTTGAGGGCAAGGACTTTCGTATTCTCCTTTCGGGTACGCCTGTGGTAAATCGAGCAGAAGACTTGGTTTCCCAACTCTCCATCATGGGCAGGTTACAGGAGTTTGGAGGTCGTGGCAAGTTTCTCGCTGACTATGGAGAAAATGACAACCTTGAAGAACTGTCTCAGCAACTCTACCGCCGCTGCATGATACGACGTGAAAAGGCAAAGGTGTTGACGCAACTGCCCGACAAGACGCGTACAGACCTCTATGTGGAAATATCCAATCGTGAGGAATACGAACTTGCAGCAGAAGACCTTGCCGAGTACCTGCGTCAATATAAGGAGTGCTCCGATTGGGAGATACGTCGCAAGATGCGCATGGAGGCTCTTGTCAAGTTCATGACACTGCGCTCGCTCTCTGCCAAGGGTAAGGTAAAGCAAGCCATTGACTTTGTTCGCGTTTTCCTTGCATCCGGCAAACCACTCATCCTGTTCTGCTCACTCCATGAGATTGTAGATGAACTGTGCAAGGCGTTTCCTGATGCTGTACGCGTAACAGGGCGCGATAATGCCACATCGAAGCAACAAGCCGTTGACAGTTTTCAAAACGGATATAGCCAGTTGATTATCTGCTCAATCAAGGCTGCTGGTGTTGGACTGACGCTGACGGCATCGTCAAACGTGGCTTTCGTAGAATTTCCTTGGACTTATGCCGACTGCTGCCAGTGCGAAGACAGAGCGCACCGTATTGGACAAAAAGATAACGTGACGTGTTACTACCTCATCGGTCGCCATACCATCGACCGTGCGCTCTACGACATCATCCACAAGAAAAAGTCCATTGCTAACCAAATCATGGCTGCTGACGATGAGATACCTACCGACGAAATGTATTTCAACGAACTGGCTTCTATGATACTCAACCCAGACAATGACGATGGAGATATGCAAGACTGACATCAAAGCAATCATCGGTTTTCTCGATGATGCGGCAACGCTCGTAGATGAGGAATGCCAACGGCGAAGCCAGCAGAAACGCGGCTACCTGCTGATGCTCAACAAGGCAAGGCTCATGCGACTAATGAGACAGAAACTTGAACGTAAATTATAAACTCTAAAAAATTGAAGTTATGACAAGAAAAGAAATCGCAAAGGAACTGGCAAATCGTTCCAACCTCACCCCGTCACAGGCTACTCACGCCGTAGAGGGTATCATTGAAATTATTGAAGACGCACTCGCCAAGGATGAACCAATCTTGTTGCGTGGCTTCGGCACAATCAAGACAGTGCAGCGTGCAGCCAAGCCAGCACGAAACATCAGCAAAGGCACAACGATGATGCTGCCACCTACCAAGCAAGTGAAATTCATCGCCTACAACGAACTTAAAGAACGTATCAACCATCATGGACGTTACGCAATACTTCCGTAAGGGAAACAACAAGTACCATGCGCAGAAATCGGGTGGCTATGCCTCGCGCAAGGAACACAGACGCGCCAACGAATTGCGACTGATGCAACGAGCAGGGCTTATCTCCAATCTGCGTGAACAGGTTTCCTACGAACTCATACCGGCACAACGAGGTGCCGATGGCAAAGTGCTTGAACGTGCCTGTAACTACATCGCTGATTTTGTCTATACCGACAAGGACGGAAAGACGGTGGTCGAGGACACAAAGGGAATGAGAACTGATGTGTACCGCATCAAGCGGAAACTCATGTTGCATGTTCACGGCATAAGAATTTCAGAACGATAAAAACTTGACGATATGGCTACGCGGCAAATAAAATCAACAAATTATTTCTCCCACGATAGTAATGCACGCAACGATGAGAAACTGGTGCGACTGCGCATGAAGCAAGGGGCAGCAGGGTATGGCGTGTATTTCATGATACTGGAGCGGTTGAGGGAGGAAGCCGACTACATGAGTGCCAAAGATTATAACATGATAGCCTTTGACCTTCGTGTGGATGCTGCTCTTGTCAAGTCTGTGGTTGAGGACTTCGGGTTATTCGCCTTTACCGACGATGGTAAGTGCTTCTACTCCGAGAGTTTCTCACGCCGTATGGGTATGAAAGATGCAGTCAAGAAAAAGCGTTCCGAGGCAGGCAAGAAAGGTGGAGAAAAACGGTGGACTAACAATGACGGCAATGCTGCAAATATGGTACAGAAAGAGACACCTGCACCAGTGCAGACTGCTGACAATGAAAAGTTCCTCACTCGCTTCTTCCGCAAGAGCAATCAGGCAAACATTGAAGTGCTATTGATGAACTTTGGAATGAAACCCGAAGAACTCCCCAAGTTGCGCAAACTTGCTGCCGAGGTGGTCGCCGAATGGAATATGTCAGAGAAACAGCATAACAGTTACACCGACTGGTCTCAACATCTTATCGCCACAATGCGCATTAAGGTTAAAGACAAGCAACAGGCAAAGGGTAAGACCGCCACGGAAACAGTTCCGCCATCAACTGCCGACTATCAGTATGACGGTGGCTTTGGAAGCAAAGATGTATAACTCTCACAACTATGACAATGGAAGAACAGAAACAACTGACAGAGGAACAAAAGCGTGAGGCACAACAGAAAGCGGCTCTCGCACGGATGCACATCAGCACACTCAACCAATGCGTGGAACGTGCATGGAAAAAGATGCAGCAGGAAAAAGAGAAGTCACAAGACCTTTCCATCAAGGAAGTGTTTGACGCTCATGCCAAAACGCTCTTGTGGGTGGCAAACAACGTAGTGTTGGCTCACCAGCGACGCAAGTTCGTGGTCGATGATAACAACCGGGACGTGCTGCGCTTCTTGCTCTACTACTTCAACGGCTGTCCGCTCGCTGAAGATGTGTTCCCCGGACGTGGCTATAAACTGCACAAGCATATCATGTTGCAAGGGGCTGTCGGAACTGGTAAGACATTGCTCATGCAAGTATTTTCGGAGTACCTGCACATTACAGACAACCCTCGTTTCTTCCATAACCTTTCCGTAACGCAGATGGTGAACTACTACACGCTGCACAACAACCTCGACCGCTACACTTTCAATGAGGAGGAAAACAAGGGGTTCAAGTGTGAACCGGTAAACATCTGCCTCAACGACATCGGCGTACAATCTACCAAGTTCTACGGCACGGACACCGAAACACTCACTAACGAGTTTCTTCATGCTCGCAACGAGATTTGGACGCAATACCACAAAATGGCACATCTTACAACCAACCTCACTAACGAGCAACTGAAACAGAAGTACAGGGATGGCTTCGGGCGACTGCTCGACCGCTTCAAGACCTACAACATTATCCCACTCACAGGGGATAGCCGGAGATAATTCACTTATTATTCACCAATAAAATCAAAACAGTATGGTAAAAGATTTCATTCCCGAACTCCAACCGCTGTTCTGCTCTCGCGCTTCACTGCTGCAAGCACAGGACAAGTTGACGAACAATCCCGACATGGATTGTCAAATGCGCCTACGTTTCGCTGATGGCTCGGAAGTCGCGCTCAAAATCAAGCGTGCAGACATTGAGAACATCATCACGGAACACATCGGCACTATTGAAACCAGCATACAAAGTACGCTGGACGAGATTGTAACAGAAGAAACAAACCAAAACGACTAAATCATGAGAAGTAGAACAGCAAACTGGTTCATCTGTAAAATCCGCTACGAGAAAACTATGGAAGATGGACTGCAAAAGAAAGTAACGGAAACATACGTTGTCGATGCTGTCTCTTTCACAGAGGCAGAGGCACGTATCATCGAAGAAATGTCCGCTTACATAAGTGGAGAGTTTGAAGTAATTGAGATTGACCGTGCCGTGTTCAAGGAGATTTTCTTCATGGACTGGGCTAAGAAAGTTCTCGACAATGATGCCAAGAAACTAAATGATGCCATTAAGAAGAAAGACAAAGAGGCTTTCAAGGAATGGGATAACCAGTCTCTCGAAGACAAGATGCAGAACACCGATACTCGTTGGTACAAATCGAAACTCCAGTTTATCACCATCGACGAGAAGACAGAGAAAGAAAAGCGCAGTAACGTGTACTACCTCGTTGAGGGATGCAGTTTGGAAAGTGCGCGAAGAAACATTGACGAAGTAATGGGTGGCACTATGATTGACTACTCCATTGCATCAGTCTCTGAAACACCAATCATGGACGTGTTTGAATACAAAGTCAAATCTGACAAGTAAACCCTATTATTAACAATCAAAAGTTTTAAGACAATGAAAAAGTACATTGGAACAAAGACCATCATGGCTAAGCCGATGGCAAAGAGTGAAGCAGAGAAAGTGTTGAACCGCAGCCTTGCTGACGCAAAGGGTGGCGAAGACGGCTACCTCGTCGAGTACCCGGACGGCTACAAGTCATGGTCGCCCAAAGAGACGTTTGAGGAGGCTTACAAGGTTGCTGACACATGCCTCGACCGTATGCGTATTGAGTATGCCGATGTCAAGGAGCGCGTTTTGAAACTGCACACGTTCCTGATGTCCGAGGAGTTCAGAGCATTGCCTAAAGAGAAAAAGAACAAGTTGCAAGCCCAGTGTGGTGCAATGTCCGCCTATGTCGAAATTCTTGGTCAGCGTATCGACGAGGCTAAGATGGAACAGAAACAACAGGAGGCTGCACAAGCTGCTGTCGCTGCACAGAAGATGCGTGAAAGCCTCGTCGGTCTCACCATCGTAGAGGCTGGCAAGTGTGACTTCTGCCCAAGCGAGACAACCGATTGCAAAAAACTCATCCTTGCCGACGGCTCGCACATCTGCGTGAAAGACATGAGTAAACAACCCTCTAAAGCACAGTAACCATGAGTAAACAAATAACTATCCCTGTTCCCGACGGCAAACGTGCCGAGTGGATTAACGGTGTTCTTACACTTGTTGACGAGCAGAAAGTAGATAACCGTCCAGTAACCGAACGTATCAAGACGTTAGCCGATGCAATGGAGGCTCTTGGGCAAGGAAACCCTCTTGTTGAGGAGTATATCGCAGTCAGAGACAAATTGCGTACTGATGCTGGCGAACTCATTGCTTACCTCAAACTCCGTATCATCGTTGCTGCTCTCAATGAGGGCTGGGAACCGAAGTTCACAGAAGATGAGTACAGATACTTCCCTTGGTTCTACTTCTATACCAAAGAGGAGTACGACAAGTTAGACGACGAGGAAAAAGGGCGTTGTGTTCTTCGCTCCGGCTACAGCACGAGCTCGTACTACGGCTTCGTGGTCTGCTGCGCGTATTACGATGCTTCGTACTCGGGCACCAGCGTCGGCTCGCGGCTTGCCTTCAGAACTCGTGAACTCGCAGCCTACGCAGGTAGGCAATTCACCGAGGAATGGGCTGACTTTATGTTTAAGCCTCGCACTGGCGAGGAGTTAAACGGAAAGTCAGAAGTAGCGAAAACTACCATCGACTTCGACGACAATGAAGATGAATAACGGACGCTTACAATTCTTCAACCTTGTAAAGGCTATGCGTGAGGCGCAAAGGGAATACTTCTCTACGCGCTCTCACGAAGCCTTACAAAAGGCTCGCTCACTTGAACGTAGTGTAGATGCCTACATCAAGCGTGGCGATGATTACCTTAAAAAGCAAAATCAAGAACCAACTTTATTCGATAATGAAGATTGAACTAAACTCCATCTACAACATGGACTGCCTAAAAGGTCTTCGGAATATGGCGGACAATTCTGTGGACTGTTGCATCACGTCACCACCTTACTTCGGACTCCGTGACTACGGTGTCGATGGGCAGATAGGTTTGGAGAAGTCGCCAAATGAGTATGTTGCAAAAATGGTTAAGGTTTTTCGTGAAGTGTATCGTGTACTGAAACCAACAGGCACATTATGGCTGAATATCGGTGATTGCTATGCTGGTGGTAACAAAGGTGCGGCCGCTTATCCGGAAAACGCGCAAAAGTATAAGCAGGGTACAAACAAAGGTACGGTAGGAAACAGAACTGCGTACAAATATAAAACGACATGCAAAGATAAAGACCTTATCGGTATTCCTTGGATGCTCGCTTTCGCTCTGCGTGATAAGGTTGGTTTCTATCTGCGGCAAGATATAATATGGCACAAGCCAAACCCGATGCCGGAAAGTGTTCTTGACCGTTGCACAAAGGCACATGAATACATTTTCCTGTTCTCAAAGTCCAGTCGCTATTATTTCAACCATGAGGAAATGCAGGAGCAAGCGGTATGCGCTGCCGTTGAACGACAAGAGAACCCACCTCGCTATGGTGGCAATAAATACACGGCTACGCCCGACAAGTTCAACCGTACAAAAAGTGGCAATGCTTATGCTTACACTGGCAAGCGCAACAAACGTGACGTGTGGACTGTCAGCACTAAGCCCGAAAAGAGTGCGCACTTTGCAGCCTATCCAAAAGAACTGATTGAGCCTTGCGTCCTTGCTGGCTGTCCTAATGGCGGTATCATTCTCGACCCTTTTATGGGAACAGGCACAACGGCCATGGTAGCAAGAATGTACGGACGCAACTTCATCGGCTTTGAACTCAATGCCGAATATATGAATATCATAAACAAGAAAATTCAAGTAACACCAAATATGTTTTATTTATGATAAGAAAATCTTTCACAATTACATTCTATTCTCCCAAAGAACTATGGGCGAAGTTTTGGAACCGTTTCTTTTGGCCACGTCGCAAACAATGCGCCGAATGGCTTGAATATGGACAGTGCGAAGTAGAGCATGCAATTATCAGTGAAGTCCTTTGTAATACGGAAGAACTCGGTATAGATATAGACTTTAATGAGTTAACGAAACTGGAACTGGCAATCAAGCCAAAGATTACAGAAGCATTTGATAAATTAAGAAAAGTCATAACAACCCCGTTAGAACTATGAAGATACTTGAACTTCCACTTAAAAAGGAGTGGTACAATATGATTGAGAGCGGAGAGAAACGTGAGGAGTACAGAGAGATAAAACCATACTGGAGCAAAAGAATTGTTGGGGTTGACAAGCCTCTATTCTCTCACCGATACGGCTATATCAACATGCTAACGTGAAAGGTTATACTCACGTCCGTTTCCGCTACGGCTACACAAAGCGCACTATGCTCTACAAGATAGATGAAATAACCATCGGGCGCGGCAACCCCAACTGGGGTGCGCCTACAGACAAAGACGTATTCATTATTAACTTTCACTAATATGGCTATCATTATCAGAAACAACAACTGCCGCACTATCATTAAGGGCGGCACCATCACAATCACTGATGGAAAAACTTATGTTGACGGCAAGCCAATCGAGGAACTCAATGCCATCAACACCGACGAGAAAGTAATAAACATCACCATCGAGGGCAATGTTGAACGTCTTGAAATCGACTATTGTCAGACTGTCAAGGTAACTGGCGACTGCAAGCGTATCAAGACCAACAGCGGCGACATCGAGATTGGCGGTGACGTGGCTGGCGACGTACATACCAACATGGGAAGCATCACCTGCGGCAATGTTGAGGGCGACTGCCACACAAACATGGGTAGTATCTACAAAAAGTAATCTGTTATGAAACTCTACATCGCAACACCTATCAACGCTCGACAAGAGCCGACAATGCGCGAGAAACTTATCTCGGCAAAACATCGTGTCGAAATGCTGAAAGAAATCCTTGCGGATGATGTTCAGTTCAAAGACTACGAACTGATAAGCACTTTCGACTTTAACAACATGTACGACGCAGACGAAGAAAAGGCTATGTCACGGTGCATCTACCATGTCCTTACTTCCGATGCTATCTACCTTGACCACGGCTGGACTGCATCCAAGGGCTGCAACCTTGAATACCGTGCAGCCAAAATCTACGGCAAACAGATTTTTGAACATGATAAACTCTAATGGGCATGGACAATAACGAAGTTACAACAGCACTTCCAAATGTGAAGTGGAAAATCATGGATGCTGACCGAGCAAAGGAACATCGTCTTGAACTGATAAAGATTGATGATGATAACGTCCTACTATCAATCAACCTCAGATACATTCCCATTGGAATGACAATCACAGATTTCATAGAGAACATCATTCAAACTGGTATAGTAATCATCGACAAAAAAGAATAATATTATGGCACAAGAAAACATTCCAAACGTGACCTTTGACGAACTGGTCGTTGAAGTAGAGAAGTCCTTAAAGGACATGCACAAAGAACTGCGCCGTCAGCGCAACAAGTATGGCGCACAGTACAATTACAAGAACAACTATGAGCAGCTTAACAGACGCTTCGGTGAAGACCCTCGCAAACTGATTGACGAGTACAATCTTATCCTCGATAAGAAGTCTAACCAGCCTGCTGCAGTCCGCGAACCCATCAAAGCGATAGTTGCCACAGCCATTAACCGCCTCATCGCTGCCAAGATGAAAGAAGCAGAGGAAGCAGACAAATCCAAAACATAACAGGCGTTCACACTCAAACAACGCTACCTTTGCAAGCGTACCCATAAGCAAGTGATGTCATGATTAAAGAACTACAATACAAAGGATATGCCACTGAACCGTCAGACTATGAATGTCCCGACGGTCAGTTGGCTATGTCCTTAAACCTCATCAATGAGGACGAGCAACTCAAACCAGTATTCCAGCCGTCTGTGAAATTAGTTCTTGATACAAACTGCAAGGTTGTGTTCATTCATAAAACAAATCTGTTTGAACACTATATTATTCATAACACTTCAACAAATGCCTTGTATTGGATTGACAGTAATGTATCAGAAGTTGCGCTATCTTCAAGCAATCAGATTGGTAGTTATTATGCAATCTCACACCTCAATGCTGTTGGCAATACGTTGTTGGTATTCACTGCAACAGCAATTAATTACTTGCTTTGGAAGAATGGTGGGTATAACGTCTTGGGAAATAAACTGCCCGAAATCACATTGTCTTTTGGATTGATGGGGCATCCTCGCCTTTACAGCAAAGTTAAGGAAGACGGAAGCTCTAAACTGCGCGGCACGTTTAACATATCATTCAACGGCATCGGTCGCGGCGACCTTTACAATACTTTCAGCGACGAGAACAAATCAAAAATCACCTCACAGGTGATGGCAAAAGTAAATAAGTTCATCGCAGAGCAGACAATAAACAAAGGACGGTTCTGTTTTCCATTCTTCGTTAGGTGGGCATACCGTCTCTATGACGGCTCACACATGATGCACTCCGCTCCTGTTCTTATGACACCATCAACAACACCTGCGCCAGTAGTGTTTTGGAAACGCGCAACAGGTGAAGGTTCTTATACAAATGCGGATTTGGATATTATGATGGTAGCTGCTGACCTTGACTATTGTCTTACACGTCATGGAAACTGGTACGACCTTGATGATTGGCAGGATATTATATCGGGCATTGACATCTTTATTTCTAAACCCATATATACCTACGACCAAAACGGAGAGTTCACCAGTTTTAACGATGATGATAACATGGAGTGCAAATTTGTCGGGAGGCTCTATAATGGTGAGAAAGACAGGAACGCTCCCGATACGACTTTAGCAAACTCTATTACAGAAGATAGGATGCTGGCTCCTTTCTCCAGTACCGATTTCATGGATAAGTATATGGAGTATCCGTATTCTCATATCTATGCCATGTATTTCTCTGCAAACAGACAAGTTCCTAATACGACACTTCACATGCCGGAATTCTCCGATGATAAGCGAGACGAGAACATAGAAAGCAATGCGAACTTCTATAAATTGGCAACCATTGACATTAACGAGCAGTTCTTAGAGGATGTTGGCACTCGTAAGGTGATAGAGGTAAAGGACGACTATCTGCAGAGCCTTACATCAAGAGAAGTAATGACAGACGACTATCTTACACACGACCGTCTCATTGCATCATCTTCCTATGGTTTCAACTCTCGGCTAAACCTGTCGGGAGTAAAGCGTGAACTGTTTGATGGATTTATATCTAACGCACTGTTCCCTTATTGCCAGCATGTCTATTCATTCAATACGAACAACTCAAATTCAATCACCATCAGCACAGGAGTTTTAGATAGCGGAGATATGCGTATGCGTATATATATACGCGAGAATGGCGAAGAGTATTATGTGGAAAATGGACCGGGGCTTTATGTGTCATATCTGAGGAATTTTGTTGATATGAGCGACTGGACGTTAACCACTAAAATATCTGACGGCACAAGCAGGGTAACGACATACAATTTCAGTGCTGGAACAAAAACGGTGACAAAATATGACAGTGGCGGTAATGTCATTTCTACTGAGACGTTCAGCAACAGGTTCAAACCTACCGCTTGGGGGTCTTGGTTGTTCTACCCGAACAACAATGCTTATAAGATAGCAATATACCAAAACTATCAATTGGCTTTTGTGTGCGACCTCAAACCGCACGACTTCCTCAACGGTGCTTATGCCTTTCTCGGTTTCAAGTCTGAGCGTGGCAACACACCAGGCTCCCTGCCATCTGTATCGCAACCACTATCACCGTATGGACTTTCGGGTGCTGTGGTGGACGTTCCCAACAAAATATATACATCAGAAGTAAACAATCCTTTCTTCTTTCCTTTGCTTGGCATCAATAGCGTCGGCAGTGGAAAAATACTTGGCATGTCTTCTGCAAACAAGGCTCTCTCACAAGGACAGTTCGGACAGTTCCCACTATACGCTTTCACTGACGAGGGTGTTTGGGCATTAGAGGTGTCAAGTACAGGCACATACTCCGCACGTCAGCCCATCACGCGCGACGTGTGCATCAATCCCGACAGCATCACGCAGTTGGATAGTGCCGTACTCTTTGCCACTGACAGGGGCATCATGCTCATCAGCGGCTCACAGACGCAGTGCATCACAGACAGCATCTTTGCGGAACAGCCGTTCAACGTCCTTAATCTGCCTTGCATCGACCAACTGCACACCAAGATAGGACATAGTGCGGACGCTTGTCTGCCAACAAAGCCGTTCCTCGGTTTCCTTGCTGGATGCCAAATGGTGTACGACTATGTGCATCAGCGCATCTTCGTGTTCAACCCTGCCACCGAAACGGTAAACGGAGTTACTGCACCGTTATACACATACGCTTACGTCTTCTCTCTCAAATCAAAAATGTGGGGAATGACTTTCTCCAGTCTGAAATCCACAATCAACTCCTACCCGGACGCGCTCGCCATGACGCACGACAATAAACTGGTATCATTCAGCGAGACCGACGAAACAGTGTGCAAGGGATTGTATATCACCCGACCGCTCAAACTTGAAGCTGCCGATGTTCACAAGACAATATCTGCACTCATACAGCGCGGACACTTCCAGCGCGGTGACGTAGGAACAGTTCTATACGGCTCACGCGACCTTTACACTTGGCACCTTATTTGGTCTTCAAAAGACCATTACCTGCGTGGGTTCAGAGGTACACCCTATAAGTATTTCCGTATTGCTGGAGTTGCTACTCTGACTGATGGCAAGTCTATCTTCGGCGCATCAGTCAACTTCGAGCCTCGCCATACAAACCAGTTACGATAACTTTGTGTTTTTCATAGTATTGATTTAGGTTTTAGATTTAGTTTTTTAAGGTAAAAACAAGAAACGCACCCGTCTGTGAAGATAGGTGCGTTTTCCTTGTCGGGATAGTTCCTGCTCGGTTTGGCAGGTGTATTGTTACCAAGGGTGTGTTGCCCTTGTGAATGCTTTTCTGCGCAGGTTCTTGACTTCTTCTATTTCCTTTTTGATAGCCTCAGCCTTGGCACTCCAGTTGGCTGCTGCTTGCGGATTGGTGATGCTCAGCCAGTCAGCCAGCACGCAGTACACCATAAACTCATGTATCAGTTTCGATAAGTGGTGCATCGTGGTACGCGACATGGTGTTAGGCACATTCAATTCCACGACATACTCTTCGGGAGCGTGTAGGCAGTTGTCTATTACCTCCTCGATGGGTTCAGCCTTGGTGTAAGGGAATAGCATTTCTATCACTGCGGTGTGGACTACAGCGAGGATACGGCTCACCCTGTCCACGTTACCCTCCTCGCCAATCTCTACGAGTACATGCTGGGCGTGTTGTTTCTCCTCACCCATCACGTCTGCCTCAACAAAGGCATAGTTCTTGATGTCGTAAAGCAACTGGTTACGCAGAAATTTCAGACGTACTACGCGCTTGTCGCTGTTGTTGCTCGCGTTTGTAGTGCCGTCGGTGTTACAGATACCACAATAGTCCATAGTAATTCTCTTTTAATCGTTGTCGTTAAAGGCTGGGTTACTGGTCGCCACATCGCCTGTTGTCGCGTCCACCCATAACTGTGCCTCGATATTGCCGAACACCCATTGGGCATTACAGTCTTTCGGACCAATAGGTTTTCGTAACGTGCATTGTCGTGAGTGCGGCTTCGGGTAGTTCACTCCCATCACGATGTCAAAGGCTTGCTTGTAGGTAATATTGATAGCCTCATCGTTCATAGGGAAGTCCTCAATCCAAAATCCCTGTTTCACGTCGGTGGTGTCTGCCGTAGGTGTGTGTGCCATCAGAATGACGTGACTGTCACCGCCTCCCTCGTCCATTGTTACCACTTGGAAGACGTTGCTCACACCGGCAATGTCGCCGTTGCAGTCCTCGTCCAGATAGTCTTTCAGCAGGACGCAAGTTTCATACCACCTGTAATCGCCACCGTAATTGACAAACATATACTGCTTGTCAGTAGAAACGACGTTCTCAACGGCATACTTGTCCTGCACCAGCACAGGAGCCTCTTTCTTCTCGGACTTGCAGCCTTTGCAGCCCGAAAGCGTAAGCGTCACCACTGCGAGTAATGCCACGCTCATAAGCATAAGATACTTTTTCATTTTTTGATTGATTAAAATTGGTTATTACCTGATTAAATGTTATGGGGTGTAGGTCGGACGCTCGGGACGGCTACGCTTGTAGAGGGCTTTCTTCGCTCTGTCAAGTGCTGCCTCTGCATCAGCCTTGCAAGCCTCCGCAATCTCCGGGCATGTCTGACGATACCACTCATAGATACTGCGACCCACAACAAACTCATGGATGCCACCACCGAGAGCGTCGGCTGCGGCACTGTTGTAGTTGCTGGGAAGCAGGAAATTCAGAATTACCGCCTCGCCGTTCTCCACCTTGCTGTCGATGAGGTTGTCGGTCGCCGTCGTTGTCTCGTTCAGATACTCACCCAACTCCACCTTGGTCTCTGCAATAGCGTTGCTAATGGCGCGGATAAGTTCATACGAGTTCTCCAAGTCTTCGCTCGCCTGCATGTGAGCTGCTGCCTCATAGTTGAGTTTGCCCGCTGCTTGCAGACTGCGTGCTGTCACGTGCGTCTTATTCATAATCGCAAACTTCAGTTCCTTGGTCTGAATGGTGACATCAAGATTTTTTTTGTTCTCTGCCATGATGATGAAAAATTTAATGGGGTTATTTACTCTCTTTATTAGTCGTAGGTCGGGCGCGTAGGCTTCTTCTTGAAGAATGCTTTTTCCTTAACATCGTCAAGGATGCTCTTGCCGACGGTGGCGAAATCTCCAGCCTCTTTCTTGTTGGTGAACACATACCACTTGGCGGTGATGCTCTGAACGAAGTAGGAGAACAAGCCCAACTCCATACCAGGCTGCAAGGCTGTGTCGAAAGCCACTGACACATTCAGTACAAGTTGATAGGTGTCGCCGTCTTCTGCCATGCCCTCCGACACAAGCATACGGATAAATGCCTGTGCCACCTCTGCACGGCTCTCATCCCAAAAGCGTTGCAACTCCGACTGGTCTTCATCAACGGTAGTGATACGCTCGTAGGCATTTGCGTCGTCGTCCATCTTTGCACCAGTGTAACTGGTGGTCTGTGCAACCTCCTTGAACACTGCCGACTTGCTTATTGATAAAATGATGTTCATAGTTAAAAACTGATTATACTGTATGTGATGCCGATGCCGATGTATGGCTCAGCCTGTTTACTCTTAAATCCGTACCCGTAGCCTCCCGTGATACCGATGTGCCATTTATTAGGAGGCTTGTAACTGCGCTCATGAATGACGGTGGTTTTCGGAAACACAAAGATGCTGTCAAGGTTCGGCTCATAACCGCTGACGTAGGCGCGGTAATCGTCGCCGTCATAGCGTTTCTGTGTGATGGGGATTGCCACCGCTGCGCTGTCGCTGTCAACTGACGCATACAGCGGCGGTATATTTTCCCCATTATTTTGCGCATAATTTTCAGCCAAAAATGTGTCGGTCTTGTTGGTCGTGCTGCTATCACGACGCTTGACTGGCAGAGTTCTTGTCACATACCTTATCACTGCACTGTCTTTCGGCACAGGCTGGTAATATGGTATGGTGTCAATGTAGGTGCTGGTGTCGCGCTCACTCACATAGTCCGTTGCCTTGCTACGACCGAACACACCATAACCGATGATGCCTCCAAGCACCAGCCCGACAAGCATGAATACCAATGCTGCTTTTACTGCTTCCCTGTTCATAATTTCTTCAGATAGTTAATGATACCTCTTTTATGACCCTCTACAATCTTTGCGCGTCCCTCGTCGCTGGCAATGAAGCGGAGATTATCTTTGTTTGTATAAAAGAAGTTCTCAGTTAATACTGCCGGGCATGAAGTATGCACTAAGATGTAGAACTGGCTTTCGTAGTCAACGTCACCGTCGTGATACATTTGAGAACCAAACTTCTTGTCGGGCATCACTTCTTTGCAAGCGTTCCAAAGGCTGGTTGCAATAGCATCGGATTTCGTTTGTCCTACACTTGTCCACACAGTCCAATAGTTTGCGTCAAACCATTCATTACCATGCCCAAGGGCATTAGCGTGAACACTAACTACGATAACATTATCCTTGCCAAGTTTCTTGCACCAAGCATTTGCCCTACGGCAACGCTCACCAAGAGTAATGTCTGTGTCTTCGGGAACAAGCAACTCAGCATCGTACCCACTTGCTTTAAGTTCTGCCACAAGCGCACGTGCGACAAGACGGTTAAACTCTCCCTCTCTGAACCTGTCTTTGACTATTGTTTTGTCGTCGATACCAAGACCTGTTACGGATGGACTGAATTTTCCTTTAGTGATGTCACGCGCACCATGGCCGTTGTCAATCAGAATTTTCATTGTCGTTGTTCTTATTGTTAGTTTCATCTAAAATTTTGTCAACCTCGGCTGCATCAACATGTAGTTTTGCTGCAATTTCACCTGCAAGGGCTTTCTTTAGTAGTCGAAGAAATAAGAAATTTGGGAATAATATCAGCATTGATGCGCAACTGCTCCAAAATTCTACCAGTATAATCACTGTGCCTACTATTGCGGCTGACAAAATCGTATCTGCAATCTTGTCAAGACCGACGAAAACAAACATGGCACAACCATATACGGCAAGTTTCGCAACGGTCAATCGGGCGAGTTCTGATAATGTGAATTTTCCTTGCTTAATACTAACGGCAATACCCCAAATTGCATCCATAATGGTTACTGCCATTACAAGAAACACCACAAACTTATGACCTGCAAAATAATCTATTAAGAACAGGCACAGTCCAGTGAGCCATCCCCAAACTGTCTGCAAGATACAGAGCAACTTCTGAAAGAAATGTGTAATGATTTTTGCAAACATCTTATTTTTCGATTTTTTATTTGCAAAATTACGCTCATAACAACAGTTCGACCTGTTATCTTTTGAGTTGGTCGCCTATACACAAAGAAAGAGCCACAGGCTTATGGCTACCTGCGGCTCTCAAAACCATTTATGTAGTATCAACTATGGTGTAGTGTAATTAAAGTAGTATCTTCCGAATAGGCGCGTGCTGATATAGTAAAGCAGGGCTATCAGCGTGAACCATGTGAGCGCATAGGGGTTACGGCTCTGACGACTTGATATTTTCTGCATATTGAGAAACAGGTTCGTGTCTGCTTCCTTGCGCTGTTCCTCACCACCTCCCTTGTCATACTCGTTGTCATGCAGCACGCACGCTGCATAATACTTCTTGGCGTATGGGGGCTTGATATATTTCAGCAGACCTTTGGCACAACCGCAACCGTTACTCATAGGGCTTCATGTCTAAATTGTCCTTTTCCTGCCAGCCCTCATTGAGACACTGGTTAATGTAGGCGACTGCAGACGTGTAGAAGTCCGTGAAGTCCTCCATGTTTTCAAAGGTATGGTACACAGCATTGCCCTCTGCGTCTTCACCAAGTTTGAACTTAATAGGCAACATGGCACCACCCATCTGCATATTGAGGTCGAACGCTGCCTTGAAGTTGTTTTGGTTCTCGCTGCTCAGATATACATGGATGCCTTTCCATACAAAGCCGTTCAGTATCTTCTCGTCTGTGTTGGCATTGATGGTGTCTATGATAAGTTGTTTTACCTCGCTGACGGTGGGCTTATAGTCCAACGTCTGACGGTAGTTATATCCTGTGCCTCCGTCCATGCCGAAGCCATAGAATACCTCCCAGCGTTTACGGCCTATCTGCTGTATGCCGTCTCTGCGTTCTGTTGCGCCATATATCTTTTCCATGCCGCAAAGATACGACATAAGACGGCAAATAAGATGTTATCTTTTGTGTATCATGAGAACTTATACTTTACCTTGCCACCGTCAAACACCTCACTGACAATCGTGGTCTCAAATGGGAAACCGTCTTCAATGTCGCTGATTTGGTCGAGGATATTCTTCATTTCCTCAGATGCTGTAAAGAACTTGCCCCAGTCGCCTGTCTGCTTGTCACGGAAACTTACCACATAGCGGTCTTCACCCTGCGACGTGTTGATGCCAGTCTCGTAGTCATGCACTTCAATAGTTTTGTTCACGATTGCGCCCAAGCGCATTGTCTTACCGGGAAAGCGTTTCTTTCCGTCGGCTGGGGTGTAACTAACACCCATTTCGCTAAACTTTTTCATTTTCTGATTTGTCAATTTATAAAACAAGTGTTTACAATCAGCATGGCAAGCCATGCCTTTGAATGAGCCAATAATCTCTTGCCGACGTTTCCGCGACTTCACCTTTGCCAGTTTCCTTGCTGCTTTCTGCTTGATACGCTTGCGCAATAATGAATGGGTGCCATAATGCACATAGCCAAGAAAGTCCAGTCCAACGTCCAGCGGTCGCACCGCCTCCGATGGCTTAACCTCCAAACCGAGACGTGCCACTGCTGCCACATGAATGTTGCGCAACTCCCACAATTCTTTTTTCGTGCTGGCAAGCATCACGGTATCATCGCAATACCTGTAATACAAGTAATGCGTCTCACCGTCCTTTTCATAGTGTTTAACGTATTTCAGCATTTCGTGGTCAACCTCATTCAGATAGAGGTTGGCGAAACACTGCGAGGAACGAAGACCCTTTGACAAGCCTTGTGGCATGAGCGTAATGAAGCTGTCAAGGATGGGTAACAGTATCGGGTCTGAAACATACTTCCTTATTATCTGCATCATCCGCACTTGGTCGATGCTGTCATAATAATGGTGTATGTCGTTCTGATAGTAGTATTGTGATTGTTCGGGAGCATTGGTGAGGTCTTCCTCTACGACGTGGTGCAGCCAGTGCATACCGCGTCCCTTGATGCTTGCTGCCGTGTTCTTGATGAGCGTAGGGTATGTGTACTTCTCTATCACTACCATGATGGCATGGATGCCAACACGCTTCACTACCGTTGGGGCTTGCACATCGCGCTCTTTGTAGCCCTCGGTTACATGCAGGTCGCGAACATCGCTACGCACAATACGAAAAGAACCTGCACTGATTTCTCTGCGTAGGCTCTCTATTATCGTCAGACGTTTAGGTCTGTACATTTCCCGTTGTCTTGGGTGTTCAAGGTGACTGATAACGTAGTCGAAACTTTCACCCATGTTCTCCTCGCTGACAATTTCGGGAATTAGATTGTCGAGAGGAAATCTAATGTCATAGTCCATGCCTTCAGGACACTTAGTTATGTTTCGGCTTTCTACATCATGTAGGGTTGCCGAGGCTCAAACCCTTCGCCCTTGCGGTCAGTGTACACGACACTGGTGTATAGGAACGATATTAAACAGTCTGCCTCCGAAAGACAGATGTATCTTGCTGGTAAGCCGCGAGCCGTTGTTGGTGTTCGAGTTCGAAGCATCGTTATTCGCGTTGCAGTTCACGAAGCCGTTGTTCGAGTTCGTGTTGTTGCCGGAGCGAAGAACACAACGCCCACGAGGGTTATCCACCTGCTTAAAAAGCAAGTGCAAAGGTACGAAATATTTGTCATACTTACGCACTTTGCACCACACTATTAGCATTTTTTCAAAAAAAATCGAGCCGCTTACGCGGCTTTAGCGGAGAGTGAGCAGCCTTTACAGGCTCTCACTCTGTCGCTTTGCCGCTCTGCGCTATTTCTACTCAACGAACTCGATTGCGCCTCTGAAGGCAAGCCGCGAGCCGTAGTTGGCGCTCGAGAACGAAGCATCGTAACTCGCGTAGTACGAGCTCGTGTTGTTGCCGGAGCGAAGAACACAACGCCCACCCGATGCAGTGTACCATTGAGCATCACAATAGTATGTGTTCATGCTGGCATTTGTCACGCACTTGCTTGGTATCACGTCACAGAAACGTCCGTGTTTCATTCGGGCAATTTCTTGGTTGTCGCCGCTGTTGGTGATACCCTGCACGGTGCGCTCGCTGCCGTCGGGCATCTTGATATGCCAAACTGCATCGACAGGACTACCTGTAGGCGCAACGCTCTTGTTCTTGTAGAAAGCATCGTAACTCGGAATGTTCAGAGCCACGTTGTCCATCCACTCTGACACATTGCCCCACCAGTCTTCAAGTCCCATCGTGCGAGGTCTGCCGCTCGCGGTCTCTCTGAATGGCGATGGCTCGCTGGTGCTGTCGGTGCCACCTGTATTCGTACCTGCGCCAACGCCTGTACCGTTCACACCCTGCGAGTTTCTGCGTCCGTGGATAGCCATCCATAACTGTGCCATGTCCTTGTGCATTTCGTAGTCCACGACTTGATAGCCTGCACCACGGCACTTCGCAAGGTTTTGGAAGTCCTTGCAGGTGAAGTTCATGCTCGTTCCTGCCTGTGGCAGTCCTACCGTCAAGTCGCCGTTGGCATCGTACTTCCAGTAACTGGAGGTGGTCGATGTGCCTGTGCCTCGCTTCGGAGCAGCACCACTGATGGAACGAAGACGCATGAGGTTGTCAACACTTGCCTTGTAACAGCCTATCAACGTAAAGTCATGCTCTACCCAGTCGGGTTCAATGGCTTCTATCGCGTCGCTGTCAACGGCAATACACTCCAAATCGTCGTAGCCGTTAGGGGTCGTGAAGACAAATGTAACTGCATTGGCTGGTACTGAAACAAATACGTACTCACCCTGTACGAAGTCACTCAGTGAATGTGTGATGTAGGTAATGACTGAACTCAGCACCTTGCCGTCCTTATCAAGGAACAGACCGCCTATCAGATTACTGTTGATACCAGGCCAGCGCACCTGCTTCATGTTCTCCACATTCATGCTGTACACATTGTTGGCACTACTGTCCGTCAAATTGTCTGCATTGAACACGTCGCCGACGTTGAAACCACTCACATACACACTCGACAAACCTTTCAGAAGCAAGTCGCCAAGTGCATGACGGTTGATGTTGCGAGCCGTTGAACGTGGCTCATTCACCTCCGTCGAGAAAGCAGTGTACTTCTTGTTGTTCACATAGTCATTGATACCCTTGTACCAATAATGAGGAACACCCAAGAAAAGGTCGTAACCTGCTCCGTTCGTGTCGGTGATGTCGCAGTCAAGACCGTTGGCAAGTCTGCGCATGTTGTCATCGCTAACCTGCTCCAACTGCATCTTGCTCGTCCGCTCGTTGTAAGTACCTTTATAGACGTGCATCTGACTTTGCAACTTGGTAATGTGTCCGCTTGGCTCATAGCCGTCACCCTCACCATCAGTAGTATTGTTGTCGAGGTTTCGGATATTGCCGTCAAACTCCATTGCATCATCAAACTCTATCAACGTATATTGCGCATTGTATAGCGTGAGGTTCGGGAAGTATGCTACAAGATTGGCAAAGATGGCATCCTCAACGAGGTTGCTCATAATCCAACTGCCGTTCATGCCGTCGCAAACATTTGTCTGCTCACTTCCTATTCCGCGAGTGCCAAGGCTCTGCATGGCTTCAAGGGTTCTGCTGTTGCCTGTCATATCGTAACTGTCTATCTGCACTTCTGCAAGACGTGCGCCAGCATTGATAACATCGGCAAGCAACTGTTGTGCGTCTATGCTCGGGCAACCACTTAACTGTATGCGAGTGACGTTCGCCAATCCGTCAAATGATACACCGCCATTGGGATAGCCAAGACTGGGCAGGTTCACGAATGACAGTTCCGTCATGCTTGATGGCAAAGTCAGCGTCTGCAAGGGTGACGATTGCGCAGGGCTGAAAGAGCGCAACAGACTACCGTGGGCTTTCACTGCCTTCAGACGTGGGCAACCTGTGGCGTTCAATGTCAGTATCTTGGTGTTCCTAATGTCTATCTCCTCCAAGAATGGCATTTGACCAAGGCTCAACGCTGACAGAATATCGTCTGTGTACGATGGCGTATAACTCTCTCCACCGATGATGAGTTTCCGCAATAGCGTACAGTCGGCTATAACCCAGTTGCTGTTTTTCGGTGTACAGCCGCTTAAATCAAGTTCGCTCAGTTTATCAGCACCGAAGATATAGATAAGTTTACCACCGACACCTGCAGCAGCCTCAGTAAAGGTGTGGCTCTCACCTGCGCGCAGATAACATGAGTATTTCGCGCTGCTGGTGCTGTCAACGCCCATGCCAAAGTAGCCGTCCTGTGCTGCGGTAATCTTCACCGTGATGGCTCCCATCACACGTGCTTGGAAGAAATGCTTGAACAGGTCGCCTGTCTGATAGTAGCCGTCGCGGTAGGCGAAACGCTTGCGCTGGAATGCTGGCAGACTTTCAAGACGCAAACCGTGCAGTGCCGGATAGTGGTTGTCTGCTGCCGTCGCGGTCTCGATATACTTGCGCTGGCCGTCGAAGCTGCTCACTACCTTTGGCCACTTCAAGATGCGGTTTGTCATCCAGTAACGGTAGCTGCCTGCTGCACTGAATATCTCCAGTCCTGCGCCTGTCTTGGCAGAACGCATGGCGGCGGCGGTATCATGCAAGGTCAGCTGTGTGCCGTTATCATCAATCCAAACGCCCTCGCCTCTTTCAAACAGGGCAAACGACTGGCGGAACATCACACCGTCCCAACCTTGGTACAGGTGGCTGTTCGCTCCGTCCATATCCCAAGGGATAGTCAGATAACAGTCGTTGTCGGCCTCGTCAACACTATCACCATCATACCAGTGGTTGAAGTAGTAGCGCATGTTGCCGTCAGTCTCTTTATAGACTGCTATCATCATGTTCTTGGCTCGCTGGTCAACGGTAGCCTTATAATCCGATGCCACAATATAGTGGTTCGTGCTGTAAGGGTTGAAGTAGTGGTGCATCTCATGCTGCCACTTCAACAGACGGTTGGCCTTGGTTCCTGCTACGGTATTGCCGTCAAGGGTGATGGTGAGCGATGCACCGTCGCCGTTGAAAATCTTTTCGCTGCCGTCGGGGTTCAGTGCGGCGTTCTCTTCGTGGTCGTCCGTGAGGTTCTGATTACACTGCTGACAGAACAACAGTTCACGGAACAACTGATAAGGTACCTTTCTACCCTGTGCGTACAGGTCGTTCAAATCATCATCGTCGGGGTAACGGCTCTCGTAGTATGTTGACCAGATAGGCACGTCGCCATCATCGGTGTGCAGCGTTTCAAGCATATCATCGACGCTGTTCACACCCTGCTGCCAACAGAACTCTTGATACTGGCGATACTCGTAACACTCAACAGGGTTAAGCACTCTGCCTACAATCACCCACTTGCCAGTGCTGCTATCGTAGGTCATGCTGCCTGTGGTGTCGCGCCATACGCCACCAGTGTACTTGTAGTACTTGCCGTCGGTGCTGCGATAGACAGTTGACCAGTCGTAATCGCTGACATCATCTGCAGCAATCTCTGCGCCTGTTTTGTCAACATCAACGAACTCGGCTACGGCATCGGTCTCTGTCATGGCTCCTGTGCCGTCGTTCTCGATGAAGCGCGTCTCGGGGCCACAGAACTCACTAATCATATAGAGCGTTCCGGGGATAAGCGATGCTGAACCAGCAAGCACCGTTGCCTTGTAAGTGTCAATGTTGGTGCCTCGCGGTGTAACAATCTCCTTGAAATCGCCATAGTTCACACAGCCCTTGTTGTAGCCAGGCACATCTTCGAAGCCGAAGAAATGGGGGTTGCCCTTGTCGGCATTGAAGTTAGCCTTGCTGTGGAAGTAGGCGTTTTCGGGAAGCGTAGCGGCCTCGGAACCTTTCTCCTGTCCGATGCGGTAGTCCGTGCGGAACAATGCACAGGTAACACCATCAATGGAGGTGTGCAGCTCCTCGCTGCTGTCAGTGTTGAATATCTGTGCAGGGGTCATGTAGTTTCTACCCAAAGCCAACTGCACGTCGTTCATCTGCTCCATCAGTGCACAGTTATTCGCACCGGCACTGTCCGAATAGTCCACCTTGATAGTGATGGTGCTGATAGGGGTACTGCCGTCCTTGATGCGTATCTTCTTCTTTGCAGCGAGTTTCACTGCCTCGTCGTACTTGGCAAGAATGGTTTCGTCGCCGTTATACATCTTGCTGACCTCTTCGCGCGTATGCAGCATGACAATGCGCTTGGCTTTCTTTGCCTTGCCTTTCTTGTTCTTGATTGCGTAGGCAAGTGTAGATGTACCTTGGTTCGTGACGGGGATAGCCTCAATCATACAGTCTGCCCAAGGACGGTCGGGGAAGTACAGATACCAGTCCATAAGCACCTGTGTCTTCTTGTCCTTGATATTCTCGATATAGTCGGGATAGTATATCTCGCTATCCGTCACGGCTGCACCGTCCTTGCTCAGATTGGCATCAGAAGTGCGGGTCTCAACGCATACCATCACACCACGGTCAATCAACTTCTGCATATCGGGGCGAGGTTTCGTCACACCCTCTGCCGTAACGTCTGCCATCACTTGGTTCTGCTCATACTCGGTAAGCATAGCCTGCGTGTCGGTAAGGTTCACAATGTAGTTGTTGAATGCCTGTATGAAATCGTAGTAGGTATTCCACCTTACAATCTCATACAGATACAGGTCTGCATCCGTACCGTCGAAGTGGATGGTGTCGTTGAAAATCGGGAATGCGCTGCTGGTGTCGATAGGCACACACGCTGCCATGTCACCGTTTTGGAACACTTTACACAACATCACACCACTGTAAGGAGCGCGTGCTTGCGGCTCTATCACGATGTCAAATCGGTACACCACATCGTCAAGATATGAGGTCGCGGCTGTTGTATGTACGTTGGCGAGTGCCTCATCGCTATCACCGTTTGTAGTGACGATGAACTTCTCACCAGTAAGCACGAAGCCGAGACGCTCACCAAGACACTTGATGATATGAGCGTTTCGCTTAGCGATGTTCTTCACCTTGAACGTCATTGAAAGAGCAAGTCCATTGGTAGGGATAGAGGTGCTGGCAAAAGGCTGGTCGGTACACTCAGCCTTGACGTTCTCTGCCACACGTAGCGACATACGGCCACCGCTCTGCTCGGTATCGAACGTGTCAAGCACAAAGCCGTTTGTGGAATAGTTAGAGCCGGTAACAACAATCTCTTTCTCCGTGCCGTCGGTGGCTTGGGTCTTGATGGTCTTGTCGGTGTCGGTGTTGCTCCTACCTGCGAGGCTTATCTTATACAAGGCTCCCTCGGTCTCGGCAATATCCAGCAGCGAACCGTTGACAAGCACCTCGCGCGTCTCTGCCAAAGAGGCAACGCCACAGGTGGCATCGAAAGTAAGAGTGTCGCCCTGACTGTAACCAACGACGCGCTTCTCTATCGTGTAGTACCTGTTGCGGTACATAGAACTCTCACTAAGGGTCTCTGTCGTGTCTGTGGTCTCGTTGGTCATGGTAACCTCTACGACGCATGGGTTCTTGCTACGTTGGTAGCAGGCAAGGTCTATCTTCAGCGTCTCAAAGAGTTTCACTTCGCCGTCGCTGTCGTCGCTCCATCGTGCCACAACAATAGGCTTGTCGTAGTCGGCAACTTCCTCGCGCTGCTCTATCACCATTACCGCAGTATGCAGGACATTTCCCTTTGTGCCGCTGGCTACGTCGGTACCCTGTATGCGGATGGGGTATGCACCATGTCCTAACCCTGTCGGATCGATGCTCACATTGTGGGGATAGGTGTCGTTGACAACAACGTCCTGCAGTGTTTCCCAGTCGCCGTTCTTGTATATCTCCACAACGGTTCTGATACCTCTGTCACTGGCATTGTTCGGGAAGCGATACATCGGGATAGATGTTTTCTGTCCTCCCACCTGTAACGAGGTCTCACGTGTATAGTTGAGGGTCTGCACACTCTCGCACGTTACATCAACGGCAATAATACTGATGTTCTTTGTGGCGGTGTTGCCTCCATCGTCAGTGATAACAGCTTGCAGGGGCAATTCTCCTGCGTTCTGACACAGGCTACTCAAATCGAACTCAAAGGAGTAGTCTGTAAGTGTGGCACTCGATGCCTTTCTCGGATTGAAGAAAGCAACGGTATTCTTCGTGGTGCGGTTCACGAAGTTTACACTCATGATGCTGTTCGATGTCTCTTGACTGCCTGCCTTGGTAACAGACATGATGGCAGCTTTCACGAGGAACGAGCCACCTGCCTTGCCGTAGAAAGGATTATCCTTGAACGCTACGGCAATGGTAGTACCTGTGCCACCACCGCTGCCGGTGCCGACATTAAACTGTATCTCGTCGCCTACATCGTCGCCCTCGGCATTAACAAGTTTCAGCTTCACTACACCCTCGGTCTCGGTGTCAACGTCCAGTCCAGCAGGGATATGGGTGTATGCACCACCAGTAGAGAGTGCATCTTTACCGTCTTTCTCCGGCTCGTCGCTGGTCTCTACCTCGCTTCCACCTCCGAAGTCTTTCCACAAACCTATCTCACCGAAGCCTGTCACCTCGCCTTGGAACTGTTTTGTTTCCATCACATTCTCGGCGGTGCGGTAACTGATGATAAGTCCTTTCTTGGCATAGCTCACACCTGTCTCACGCTGATATTCTATCAGTCGCGTAACGGCTGTTGCCAGCGTGTAGAACTCACCTGCCACTGGTGCGCCTATCATATCGTCGATGATGATGTAGGTCTCGCTGCCTGCGGCAAGACTTCCAAAGTCTTTCCAATTCTCGGAGTTATACCAGTTGACTTCGTTCACGGTCTTACCAATGAACTGATAGGTTTTCCATATTCCCGAACCTACCTCAAAGCTGATGATAAGTCCGCTTGTCGCTTTCTTAGCGTTCCATGCAGCATGAACGGCTGATATGCCTGTGTTCTCGGTGTCGCACAGTACATAGTAACCACTGATGGGAACTTGGTTGGTAACATTGAAGATGCCGCTGGAACTGGAGCCACCAATCTGCTTCAAGTCTGCATCGTCGGCATCGTACATATAGATGTCGCTGCCAAGGATATATTGCTTCTCGGTGTATGGAGTAGTGGTATTTGGCTGCATCCACTTGTCTTGCGTATTCCATGCATTGTAGTATTTACCACCGCGCTTCACGACGAACTGCCCAAGGCTTTCTGAAAAGTAAACTTCGGACGGAAGTACATTCATAATTCCTGTCTGCTGTATGGTGATTGCGCCTGTCACGATGCCACCAATCTTAATAGCGTGATGAGCCATGTTGTCGGCTTGAAGTGCCTCGTCTGCCTCGCCTAATTCGGTAAGACGCTCGTTAATCTCATTTTTTATTTCTTCAATTCTCTCGGCAAAAGAATAACCGTACAATTCCTGCACCCACTGCGGAATGTTATCTTCGGCATCGTAATAATGTCCGACGAAATAGAATGGGTCGTTAGCAGCGTTTGTTGAATACAAGATACACTCCGTAACTCGTTCGCCAAACTCACTGCCAGTATCATCACCTCTACTGATACAGAAAGCAAGCCAAGCAGTATCACCGTCTGACAAGGTGCAAAGACGGCACTCTACGGGATTGCCGTTATATACATACGCACCAGCCTTTGGCAACTCGGAGTTTTCTTCCATGTAGTTGGAAAGTTCTACGATGTAGGCTTTCTTCTGCTCGTCTGTTGAGAGTGATTGTAAGGCAGCGGCGGCAGTTGACATTTGCTGTGCAAGTGCCGTGATGTTGGCCTCGTTCGTGTCTGCCTTGCTCTTGGCTGCATTGGCGGTATTCTGTACGTTGTTCAGTTGGTTGCCAAGTGTGGTAAGTTGCTGCGTATGGCTGTTGATATTGGTCTCGGCTGTCCGAACTCTTGCGGCAACTTCGTCGATGTCCTCTTGCAACTGCGCTACGCCCTCGGTGTACTGGCTCATATCAACGGTAACCTCAATGGTGCCACCTGTGGCTACCCAGTCACCGCCTTTGCCAACATACGCAGTGAAAGGCGTTGAGGCACCAACACCTGCCATCCAACCGTCATGAGGGACAGGGTATGCCTCGCGCAACTCCTGTACGGTGAGGAATATGCCTTTATTAGCACCCTTGATGTTAGGTGCTTCAAGCCACCCATCTACTTTGAGATTGTGACCGATGGAAACACTTCCGGCTATATTTGCTTTGCCACCTATCGCGACATTACGACCTACGGAAACATCACCATCTATCTGTGTTGTCTTGATTGAACTCATATTGTAATTACGTTAAAAATGTTTGCGCCAACTCGGAGACAGAGTTTCCTTTCTCCGTCTCTCCGCAGGTCAATAATGTCAAACCTGCCGCAGTGTAGATTACGGCATTATAGCAACGCTCGCTGATGTCAACACCACCATCTTCATCTATCTTGGGATAGGGTATGTAGATGGCACGGCTGACTTTCGCGTCTGTGCTTTTGCATGAATAGAACTCCAACACCCTGCCCTCGGGACGTATGCCAATGGCACATACTGGACGCTGTGCCGTACCGCGTATTCCCTTGAAGCGGCTGTGCTGCTTCTCATATTCGGGGTCGTCGGTGCTGATGGCTTGATAGACTGCCTGTTCCCAATCGTCCATTTCAAAAACGACAAGGCGCAGGAAGTCCTTTGGCAGCAACACCCAGCCACTTTCCAACTCTCGCCAATACACGGCATCGCCAAAGTTGTGTCCTCCCTCTAACAAGTAGTTGGGGGCATCACGGTGGACACGCTGTATTGCTTCAAGTATCTTGGACTTGATGATTTCGTCAAGCGCAAGGGTGTCGATGTCACCACTCTCTATGAGTGCATCGCTCTCCATGTTTTGGTCGAGGCAGATGCGAACATCCTGCATTATCTTGTCGATTTGAAATATCATGGCGAATGGGATTAGGCGGTGAACACAAATTCTACTCCACACTCCTTGCAAGCTGCTTCAAAAGCGGTCTTGGTGCGGAGGCTGGTTGCTGTATAGTTCTTCTCGGCGAAATGCTCTTTGAGGTATTCAATAGCCTCGTTCTTGTCGGCTACCTTAATCTTGCCTCCGTCTGCATCCTCACCATCACCCTGCAATGTCTCGTCCTGTGTCTCGCCAGTCGGCTGCACTTCCTCGGCAGGGGTTTCCTCTGCTGGTGTAGTGGGTGTTACTGGTTCTTTCACAACAGGGGCAGGAGTTTCGGGAACTGGTGTCTCTGTTACAGGTGATTGTTCATCCTTTGCAGGCTTCTCGGCGGCTTTTGCTGCCATACGAGCCTTGCGTGTCTTGGTTGCGGCATCATCGGGAACTTCCATCGTTCCGAGTAGTTCGATGCGTCCACTCTTGAACTGCTTGCTGTTCTCAATCACGCTCTGAAAGAACGGATTGGAGGTTGAATACTTGGCAGGAGTTACACCGTAGGCTGTCAGTGCGCCACCAGTGAAGTGTACCGACACAGAACCCTTACCTGCCTTGATTTGCGTTGTCCAGTCCATCAGCCCGGACACGCCGTAAGTCTTACGTATCATATCTGAAATTCGTTTTATTGTTATACATGCTAAAATGAAAAGTGGCGAATGGCGTTGAGGCCATCCGCCACTAATGGATTGAATAAAGTTCTGATGTCGGTTTAGTCACCTGCATCAACTGTGCCGGTGAACTCAGTCCACGTCAGCGTGTTGCCGTTAATGGTTGCTTTCCACATCGTACCGTTCTGTGCAGTCTGATTTGCATTCAGAACGCAGTCCACGGTGAAGTAGTAAACAGTGCCGTTGGTAACGTCTGCTGCGGTCGGGGTCTCGTCGCTATCCCAGATGCTGTAAGTGGTAGCACCGCTGTTGGCGGTATCACCCTCACCGTCAATCCAAATATGGCAAGAGCCTTTCAGACAGAGGGCATCCCATACTACCATACCCTTGCGAGTTGCCTCCTCACCATCAACGCGGTCGGAGAACTCATGCTGCGAAGAATAAGAGTAGTGAACAAGGCGGTCTTCACCAATCAGTGCGCCACTGTTAGACCAACCGAGGGTGTCAAGAGTTGGCTCACGCTTGATGTCGATGTCGCCGAATACGGTGTGGATGCTTGTAACGCTCCAGCCGATGGGGTTCTGCTTCGAAATAATCTGAATTTCGGGGTGCTTGGAGAAGTCGATGCACTGAATTTCCTCCAACAGGTTCTTACCTGCAAGCAGGAGCGCAGTCTTAGGAACGTCCTCACCAGTGAAGAACAACTTGGCAAGGGCAATCAACTTCTCGATAGTCCACTTGCCAGTGTGCTGCAACTCGCGCTTGAACTGCCAGCGGATGCCCTCGGTGAAGTACACGAACTGCTGTCCGAGTTTAGGAACATTCACGGTCAACTTACCTTTCTGACCTGCCCAAAGGGTGCGGTTTCCTGCACGCTTGAAGTTCAGAATGGCCTGCTCGGCAATCATAGCCTGTGTGAAGTGGAGGTGCTTCTTCTGTGCCTCGAAGTAGTCCGACACGATTTGGTTCATGCCGCGCTTCTGCAGGTACACAATAGAGGGCTGCGGAATGATGAGGTCGGGGTCAACCTCTTTCTGCGTCTCATACAGGGCATTGCCAAGAAGTTTAATCTTGGTGCCAGCAGGAATTGCAGGAGTGCTGCACTGTGCCGAAGCATTTGCTTTCGGACCATTGACAGCGCGGCAAACAGGATTGCCAGTCGCAGTGTCACGACCTGTAACAAAGAGCATGAGGTCTTTGCCTGGTGTTGCAGTGCTGCCGTCTGCTTCGTAACCATTCACGCCACACACAAGCAGGGTGTGATAGTCGCGAGGAATTTGCTGGTCGTTGCTCTCCAAGGGGAGAATGAACGAGTTTCCGTTTCCTGCGGTAACGGCTGCGTTCACAGTCAGCGTTGCACGCTGTTCGTCAATCATGTAGTGCTCGACTTCGGGCGATGCGACCTTTACTTTCTTCGCTTTCAACATGAGCGACATCAGGGCGGTGTCCTCACTTTGGAAACGGAACAACTGTTCGTCGATGTCTGTCTCAACGAGGTTTCCGGGTGCGATGCCACCGCTTGCGTCTGCAAGGCCGCTCACGGTGGAACTCTGACCGGGTACTTGCGTCTGCAAGCCGGCACTTCCGGGTGTGGTGGGGATTGCTCCTCCAGCACTTACGTTTACATTTTCTGCCATTGCTTAAAAATTTTTAGAGGGTTGAAAAAATATAATAACTTAGAAACTTACTTAGTATCTCGCTCAACGAACTTGCCGCGTCCGATACCTCCAGTTGCTGCGGACACATTGCTGACTGTTGTTGCTTGACCTGCCAACTGCGTCTTCAAACCTGCACTACCTTTCGTCGGTTGTATCGGTGTGGCATCTACCACCTGTACGTTCTCCTTTATCATCGGGCTTCGTCTGCAAGGTCAAACATACTTTGCTGCGTGTTCTTGCGAGTAGGAGCGTTGTTGCTTCCTGCAAGGTTAGGAGTGCCGTCACCTGTAGTAGGCTTGCGCATCTTCTCGTCAATCTTGGCGTTTCTACCTGCCACCGTTCCCTCGGTGCGTGCGTTCTGTACGTCTGCATCGTGGTTCACGGCTTTCAGTGCCATGTCGATGTCTTCCTCCGTGAACGTGCCACGGATAGCAGCATCGGCAACATGATGAAGATAGTCCCAAGCAGCATCAATCATATCGTCGCTTATGCCACGCTCTTGCTTCATTCGCTCCAGCATCGGGAGGGTGACTTCTTTCATGTTCTTTTCATACTCCTCCTCCAGCGACTTCTCTTTAGCAAGACGCTCAACATACTTCTTGTTGGCTTCTGCATACGCTTCCTGCTTGCTGGGGTCGTTCAAGAGGTCGGTAATGCCGTCGATGCCAAGACGCTCTATCACGGCAAGCCAAGGGTCGTTACCCTTTGCCATGTCTGCGATGAACTGTGCGGCACGGTTGTCTTTCGACAGGAGGTCGGTCAGACGGCTCTCACGCTCTTTGTACTGACCAAGTTCGTTGTCGTACTGGTCGTAATCATCGTTGATTTGACCGAACAATGCCTCATCGTCCGCATAGTCGCGGTCGGGATATTTCTTTTTTAGTCGCTCGCCGAAGAGGTCTCTTTTACTCTTGGCAGGTGCGGTCGGGGTCTGATTTTCAGCCATGATGTTATTTTTTATATGGTTTTACCTATTTTTTCTTCGGCAAATTTACAAACATAGTCTCGCTGTTTTTTGTTATCTTTTGTGTCAGTATCTCGGAATTTATTTGTACCTTTGTACCGCTATATCAGTGCTTTATAAACTAAAACTGTACGCTAATGGGTTAAGATGAAGTATCATGGTTGTATCCTTGAGTTCACAGATGAACGAAATGACGAACTGATGAGAGCGTTCCGTGAAGCAATCAACAAACGGACGTTCATAGACATCACGGAAATATCGGAAGAAGTGGTGAACATGCCTTGCTCTCGCTTTTGGGTTTCAGAGGAGAGGGCTATGGTGGTGGTCGCTGCGCTTATCAAGGGAAAGCCTGTACTCGATGCTATGCGACCGACCAAACGAGAAATGTTCCAAGAGATATACAACCGCGTGCTGGCTCTGCAAAAACAATTTCCAAAAGCATCAATGTTTGAACTGGTGCTGAAAGCCGTCAACTCACCGGCACCAAAGTTCTACATGACACCTCGCAGTGCTATGGAAACAATATACAAGATAAAAAAGGGTTTCTATGAAAAACAAAACCGACGTTATTAACCGATGGTTGCTGCCGATACAGGTCGCTGCACAAGACTGGCATTGATATTGTTCACGCGCTTCACTATCCGAGGCAGCTCCATTTCATGATAACATACTTGCATACCTATTGCGCGTGTCATTAGGCGGTCGTCGTGATAACCCTCCATAGCCTCAAACACATTGTTTTCAGTCTCAACGTATGTAAGATATTCGTCAAGGCACGCTTCTTCTCTCTCAATATACAGGCGTTCCCTTATCACAACTTTCAAATTATAAATCACTACTTTCTTCGTCAATGGGTTGGTGTGGTAGCCGTACTTCTTGGGCAGTCCTTGCCTAATGTCTTCTGCGCTCTGCTTGCGTGCATAGAGTTGTCTGCCGTAAACCTCATGTATGAGCGTCAAAATGTATTCTGCTTCGCCCTTGGTGTTGTTGGTTTCAAGTGTGTTGCTTTCTATCACCAGCAGGGCATTGTTATAATATGCCGCTACCTGCGTGGCTTTCCATGCCAGTTTATCCATGTCGATGTGTCCGTGCCATTCTGCGGCGACAACAGGAGGCTCGCCGTCCATCATAAACAGGCGGTCTATAACAAGTATGTCTGCAAAGTCGGCGTTCTTGGTGTGTCCTTTGCATACGTCAACTACTACTAAATATCTGTCTGTCACTTCTTCGATGTCGCTTCTCTCAACATCATGCCACATAAACAGCCGTCCGTCTGCCTCTTTCTTGAAACGAAGTCCCTCAATGGCTTTCTCTCCCTCATCGGCACTTCCGTATATTTCACCTATCCAGCGAGGTGCGCGACAAGCAGGTCTGAACTGCTCCACGTCCTCACTGCTGAAAACCTTGCGTCCCGAATAGGTAAATGCCTCGATGTCGTCAGATGGGTACTCCGATGCCATGTCGCCATGATTGGTGTACTTGCTACGCTCGGACACATACCAGTGGATGGCTTCAAGCGTTGCACCTTTCTCCCACAACCTCCATAGGTATGTACCTGGTTCTTCACGGTCTGACTTGATTTCTTCATTCCGTCTGTTGGCAAACAGTTTCTTGGCAAACTCGTACTTTTCTGCTTCATTCTCAAATGGCAGTTCATACTGTTCAATCTCAAACCATGCAACAAACATCGCCTCAAATTGCGATAGTCCTTTCTTCGCTGCCAAGTATTCTTTGTGGAAGAAGTTGCCAACGCCGTTTGGTGTTGACTCATACACAATCATAGTGTATGGACGTAGCAGAATACCCGAACAAGCACTTCGCACAATGTCCTCCGGCTTCTTGCCGTCTGTCTCTTTCCACAAAGCAACCTCCGAAAGATGAACAAGGTTATAGTCACCACCACGGCAGGAGTTCGGGCGTTCGGCAGTACCGATTTTGATTTTGCAGTTTCGTTGTGGTACTCTGAATATGTTGCCCGACTTGCCGACACCAACCATCTTCGGCTCGTTTGGCGCATAAGCATCACCAAGTTCATGTAGCATTTCAACCGGGTACGACTTAATCATACGGTCGAACATATCCTTGATTTCGTCGGAACCAGTACCTTGATGGGCAATGATGAGAGAGTTGAGACCAACTTCATGAACAAGTTGGAGCCATGCCATGTATATCTGAATAGCGGTTGAGCCTCCCCACTGTCTTGCTTTCAGCAGTATCAGTCGGATGGGCTTTCCTGCCTTGCGCATTTTCTCCAGCCGCTTTATCAACTTGCGCTGCGGTCTGTTCAATCTGAAAAGAACGTCTGTTCCTCCACCCTTGCGCTTGATGTAGGCAAACATTGCTGCCCAAAATGGGTAGTCATGCTTTTGCCTTATCCTTATGAACTCCTCTACAACCTTGTCGCGTGCCTCATCGGTGACAGGCAACATCAGAGCATCGCGAATGAAAGCCTCAACACTACCAGCCTTTGACAATGACTTGACAAATGGCTCATCCATCATTTCCACTGGCAGGTACTGCGTGGGGATAGGATAGTCAGAAATGGTAAAGGCAACACGCTGTCCGATGCTGCCCTCACCAGTTATAGGATTGAACGGCGCAAACACTATTGCGCGTCTGCGCTCATTCTCCTGTAGTATCTTACTGATAGTAATGTCGATAGTTTCTTTCAC